GAAAACCGGTTAGTAAAACACTGTCTTATGTTTTAAGTGTGGCAGCCACGGCAAAGCGCCATATGACCCAGGCTCTCTTCGCAGCAGCTGATGCGGCATCATCATTTATAAGTAACTTTGACGGATATATCCTTCAGCGTAAAGACGGCGGTGGATCATACACAGATAGAGCCCGACTAACAAAAGGTGCGACTGAATTCACAGACTGCCAGGGACTAACTGGTGATGTGACTTATTGCTACCGCATTAAAAGGATCCGGTTTGGACTGGAATCGGCATGGAGTAATGAGGCGTGCATCCTTTTTAGTGCCAGCACCCAATACCAAAAGGAAATACTCTCAGGCATAACGATCACCCTTGCCTTTGATAAACGCAGCTCTAAAACCTCAACTGCCGGTGTTAGGATTACCCGCATGGTTATCAAACAGGTGCGGACTACGAAAACAAAAGGGGTCAAGACAACCGCTTTGGTAAGGCGGCATATGGGCAAGATAACATCGACGATCTCGCGCATTGTTGTCCATATTCGAAAGCCGGTCGATAAAACGCTGACCGAAATCATAAAAGCCACTGCAACATCCAGGCGCTTTACAAACCGAACCTTTATCAAAATCACAAAGACGACTGGGACAGATTTAAAGCGTACCATTCGTACATTTATCAAGTTCATCAGATCCAGTGCGGCTGGACTGAGGCGCACGATCAAAAGTCTTACTGGAACCATCAAAGCTATGGGCACCACATTACGACTTAACAGCCTTTCAAAGATACTAAATGCAGTCGCGATAACATCCGCTGCATTCAGGCGTAACACCAATCGGACCCTAGTTGAGATTGTTAGTATAAGCGGCTCCGCAGTCAAGCGCGTGGTGCGAACGCTTGTCAAGCAAGCAAACGCGGGCGGATCCACGGTGAAACGTTCAGTTAACACCCTAAATGAAACTGTGAAAGCTTCAGGTGTGTTTGACCGAATCAAGGTGTATCTTAAGACCTTGTCAGCAGCTGTAAAAGGCGTCTCGGTATTTTCTCGTACTGCTATTAAAAAGTTAAATACAGGTATAGACCTTTCAGTCCAAATGATAAAGGACTCAGCTCAATCCCTTTTTGAGGTGATAAGCGCAAGTATACTTTTCACTGTGCAGACTTCAAAGCGTCTATCAGACTTTATTGCAACCGCATCTACCGTTATTCGTACAAAAATTGCATTCAAGACGCTGATTGCGATGATGCGTACAGTGCACACAATAGGTCGCGCCATTACAAAATCGATTATTTCCGGATCGGTTCTAATGACAACTGCCAGAAAGCGAGCAAGTAAATCCTTCACCCAAACTATAAAAACTATAAGATCCATCTCGAAACGAACAGTGAAGACCTTTATAAAAAAAATAAACGCCAACGCGTCAATACTTCACATTAAGGCTGCAATTAAAAGTATGACCACGGTTGTAGGCACCATTGAAACATTGTCAAAGAAGTCGTCCAAAGATCTAGCCGATTTGATTCACATCAGTACTCAGGCCATCAGAGCAAATGCTTTTTATAAAACGATTATAGTAACCGCAAGCGCAGCCAGCTCCAAGGTCAAAGAAACCCTTAAGGTTATTACAGCAAAGGGCAGAATTGCAGGTTTTTGGATGCGAGCGAACCTTTACTACTTGTTTTTATCGACAGGTTCTAAAGCGGTCGGATCCTTTGATAGGACTTTATTCATCAGGAAACTTCTAATCATCGCAAGCAACGTGCTGGGTATTGGAAAAAAAACACGTGAACATCTAAGGGTTAAAAAGCGGGATCTAACACTTGAAATACACCTGCGCGAACTCAAACTTGAAATCGAGGGGATTGATATTATGGCATATATTGGAGATACCATAAGGCTAATAGGAAGATTCCACGATTTCAGCGGCGACCTTGCAGACGTAGACGAAGTATTGGTCACCATCTACGATGGCAAGAAAAACGTTCTCCTCATTGCAGTACCAGACCGCCAGGACACGGGAATTTATATCTATGATTTCACGATCCCGGACTGCGTTTCAGACCCAGTAATTTATGAATTTTCAGGGATTCTTGAAGGATCTATGATCCTTGCCAGGTCAACCATTAAAAGGCGGTGGGTGTAATGACCATAAAAATTATAACGCCAGTCGGTGAAGAACCGATCAGCATTGATGATGTCAAAGATCAACTCAGAATCGATACAGCTGATGAAGACGATTATATTGCGGATCTCATTTTCGCCGCGCGTGATTATGCGCAGGGGTATACCGGAAGGGCGCTTGCAACTCAAACTCTAGAGCTTCTGTTAGATCGCTTTCCTGTTTGTAATTCGATCTTCCTGCCACGTCCGCCACTACAGTCAGTAGTGTCAGTCATTTATAAAACAACCGATGGTACGGAAAAGATACTCGTTGAAAATATAGACTTCATTGTCGATGACGACCTTTCCCCGGGACGCATTGCCTTACCACATCAGAAATCATGGCCAAGCGAAGTGCTTTATCCGGTTAGTCCAATCCGAATCAGATATGTGGCCGGCTATAACTGCACAACAAGTCTAATTCCATACTCTCTAAAGGCCGGCATGTTATTACACGTCGGTCTTTTGTATAAGTATCGTGATGAGGAGATCCCACCTGGTGCACTAAACACTGTGAAGCGGCTTTATGATATGTACCGCATCACGTGGTTTTAGGGAGGCCGACCATGATTAATGCAGGGGAACTCAGAAACAGAATCACCATCCAGCGCCGCCCTGATCCACCCGTAACATCAAGAGCGCCCGACGGATCCGAGAACTATGACTGGACTGATGTTTTCACTGTTTGGGCTTCTTTCAAAGCAGGAAGTGGCCGGGAATTTTACGCAGCACAAAAACTCAATTCAGAAGTTAACGCCATTTTTAGACTCTGGTACCGTGAGGGTCTTGACACGACGATGCGAGTTAAATACGGCAACCGATATTTTGACATTCTATTTATCAATGATACCGGAAAGCATGAGGGCGAGCTCATTTTGGCATGTCGAGAGGTGGTGTAACTTGACGATAGAAGATGCAATTTATCATAAATTAACCACCGAACTTCCGGTACTTTCTAATCGGATCTATCCAGTTAGTGCGCCGCAGAAGGCAACCCAACCCTATATCGTTTACAAGAGAATCAGCACTGTCCGCTCGCCAACTCTATGTGAACAAGGTAGCCGGGAAGTCTCCATCCAGTTTGACATCTACGGTAGGACCTATCCTGAAATGAGAAGTATTAGAGAGGACTTGCGTGCAGCATTTGAAGACGTCATAGGTGAATATGCACCCGGTTCGCCATATGTCCAGCGCGCTGAAATCGTAAACGAATTCGACGGATATGATGTTGGAACGGATGTCACGACCGGCGTGATCGAAATACAATTCTTTTACAATTAATGAGGGGGTAAATGTTAATGGGATCTCAAGCAAAACTAGGCAACAGTACCACACTGAAAATTGGGGCCACTACAATTGGTGAAGTTAAAAAAATATCGCCGCTAAACAGCAAAAAGGATGAAATCGATGTCACTACACTATCCTCAACCGCTAAGGAATTTATCCTTGGTCTGATGGACTACGGCAGCGTGACGGTCACCGTTAACTTCTATCCAGGCGATGCGGGCCAGACAGCCATTCGCACCGCTTTTACAAATCAAACGACAGATCTTTATACGATTACCTTCCCGAGTGCACTTGGTGCAACCTACACCTTTTATGCGCTCGTTATGGAAGCGCCGGGACCTGAGATTGGAAATGACGTTCTTGAAGCCAACATTGTTCTTCGCGTCACCGGGGCGGCAACCCTTGGACTCGTTGCATCAGCCGGCATCACAGCTCTAGTGCTTTCAGGTGGGGCAGTGGCTCCAACGTTTGGAACTAATAAATTCAACTATTATTCAACCTGGACAACGACCACTTCAACAACAGTGACGGTGACGGCAGCGAGCCATACTATTGATCTTTATGTGGATGGGGTATTCTTTCAAACGCTTACAAGCGCTGTGGCTTCGAACTCAATCACCGGGTTTGACACCGCCCAGACCTCAAAGCGCCTGGATATCATCGTCTATGAAGTCGGTAAATCGCCTAAGACGTATACCGTTATTGCAACGCGTACCACATAAAATGACTTAACTGGGCGGCCTAAATGGCCGCTCTCTTAAATTCGAAAGGGGAATGAAAGTGGCCAACTTTTCAGTCACACTTCATTTAGATAAGCCAAGAAATCTTCGATTCGGCATGAAAGCCATGTCTCTTATAGAAACCGCACTTGGCGTTAAAATATCAAAACTCAACCTGAGTGATGTCGGCATTAATGACCTTGCAGTTTTCATTTGGGCGGGTCTTGTCCATGAGGATCCGGCACTGACCGTTGATGCCGTTATGGATCTCATTGATGACCATTCAAGTATCCCTGAGATCTCAGAAAAGCTTAGCCTTGCCATTGAAGGCAGCACCGGAAAACCGGAAAAAAACGTGTAAGCGGCGGTGAAAGCAAGGACTGGGACTTTTCAGTTCTCATCGAGGAAGCCGCCCGAATAGGTATCAAACCCGCTGAATTTTGGGAAATGACACCGATTGAACTACAGGCCTATTCAAAAGGATACGCAAAGCGTGAAACCGACGACTATAGGCGCATCATCTACAGCGCCTATATCACCGCGCGCCTTGGTCGGGTGAAAGACTTCCCGGACATTGAAGAACTGCTTTCACCACTGGAAACAAATGATGACACTTACGAACAAACACCGGAAGAAATGCTGGCGATCATACGGGATTTTGATAAACAACTAAAAGGGACCAGGGGGTGAGAGGTGATGATTCGAATTGACAAGGTGGAAGGACTAGATGCGCTCATGAAAGCGTTTGAAAAGT